ATCGCCAATGAAATCCTCCTGGAAATCGAAGCGGGCAGCATGGGACGCCCGAACCAAGCGCAGGAAATTGCTAATGCGCAGCGACTTTATCCGCTGCTCATTCAACTGCCCGGAATCGATCCCGAGTTCCTTGCAAAGGACGTTCTACGTCGACTTGACGACCGGCTCGATCTTACCGAGGCTTTCAAATCGGCGCTTCCGTCGATCGTCGCCATGAACGGCGCCATGTCGGGCGGCCCGCCCGGCGGCGCGCCTGGTCCCACCATGCCAGGCGCCGGCGCCGGAGCTGGTGCGGCGATGGGCGCGCAGGGGCCGATGAACGGTCCTGCACCCGGCGGCCCGCCCCCTGGTGGCGCGCCGGACGCCGGCACCACGTTGGAGGGAATGAAGCCCGGCCGGCCGCATCCGATGCCCAGCCAGGTCAAGATGCCTTCCATGCCAGGCTGATTTGGCTTATTGATCAACCAGAGGTGCCAGACGGCACCGGGAGAACCGCACCATGGCAGAAGACGACAAGCTATCCACCGCGATAGCCACGTCCGTCGAAAACGTACCTTCGCCAGGTACAGGCGGCCAAAGTCTTCGCGAGGCGATGCAGGACGCAGTCCCCGAGCTGCGCATCAACGCCAACCGCGACGACGACGGCGACCGGGGTTCGCCAGCCCAAGTCGCGCGGGATGATGATTCCGACTTGCCGGAGGAAGCACCGCCGGAGGAGCTAGCTAAACTTTCGCAAAGCGCGAAGCGTCGAGTATCGAAGCTGAACAAGCAGCGCATGAAGCTGGCTGCCGAAGTTCAGCGGCTGAAGACGTTAGAGCCGAGCGCACAAGCTGCCGACCAGGTCACCCAGTATCTTCGGACCAATGACATTGGTCAGGACGATTTCCTGATGGGCCTGGAGCTGATGGCCGCGATGCGGCGGGGCGATTTTCTGAAGTTTTACGAGGGGGTTCGGCCCTATGTGAAGCTTTGCGAAGAATACCTCGGCATATCGTTGCCCCCTGACCTGCAACAGCAGGTGCAACAGGGGCACATGACGACTCAGGCCGCGGCCATGTTCTCTCGCGAGCGCATGGACAAGGCGATGGCGCAGACCAACGTGGTCCGCCAGCAGGCTGCGCTAACGCAGCACCAGCAGTTGTCATCGACACAGCAAGAGCAGCGACGGCGAGAAGTGCTAGCAAATCAGGTGGCAACCAACGTCAATGCATGGGAAGCGCAGATTGCGCGCAAAGACCCCGACTACGCGGCGAAACAAAAAGCTGTCCAGAATACGATGCACGCTGTCATGGCCGAGCAAGGCCCGCCGCGGTCAGTCGAACACGGCCTCCAGATCGCCCAAGAGGCGTATCGCCGTGTCAACGAACAGTACCGCGCCTGGGCACCTCAACGCCGGGCCACCTATCGTACTCCGAGCAGCACCGGCCGTACCGCTGGCGCGAATTCACCCGAGCCGAACACCTTGCTGGAAGCAGTCAGGTTCGCACGGGAAGGAGCGCGCCTCTAACCATTTGAGAGGCGACCATGCCTACCTATACCGCTCCGCTGCTTAACCACATTACGACGGCCGCTCTCGACTGGTGGCTGAACAAGGGGACGGCTTTCCAGGAAGCCATCCAGGAGAAACCTTTGCTCGCCGCGATGGAGAGCAAGAAGAAGACCTTCCCCGGCGGCAAGGGCAATATCATCGTATCGGTGAAGGGCGACTTCGGTAACACCGCAGCCCCCGGCACCGCCGACCAGCTGGTCGGTTACGAGCTTGCCGATACCGTCAACTACTACACCCCGGCCAACCTCACCCAGGCGGTGTTCCCCTGGAAGGAGCACCACATCGGCATCATGCTGACGCATTCGGAACTGAAGTCCGACGGCATCAGCGTCACCGATTCCGGCAACATGGACGACACCAACGAGCACTCCGGCCGTGACGACACCGTCCTGGTCGGGCTGCTGCAGGATGCCTTGCAGGATGTCAGCGAGCAGTACGCCCGCGGCATGAACAACCTGCTCTGGACCAACGGCGCCGCGGACCCCAAGGCGCTCGCGGGCATGGCGGCGCTGATCACCGATGACCCGAGCGTGGGCATCGTGGCCGGCATCAACCGGGCGCAGCGCACCTGGTGGAGAAACCGCGCCTACACCACCGCAATGGGCACCGCCGTCGGCACCACGCCGGCGCTGGCCGCCTGGGGCGGCGGGCCGATCACGTCCAACACCACCAATGGTGGCTCGCTGATCACGCTGCTGCAGAAGGAATACCGCCAGCTCACCCGGTACGGCGCCAAGCCGAACACCGCGTTCTGCGGCTCCGACTGGTTAGGTGCTCTCGAAACCGAACTGCGCGCCAACGGCAACTACTCGATGCAGGGCTTCGCATCGGGCAAGGACATCTCGGTCGGTAAAATCTCATATATGGGCACCGACTTTGAATACGATCCCTCGCTCGACGCGCTCGGCAAATCGAAGCGTTGCTACTGGTTCGACAGCCGCGACATCTTCCTGGTCGCGATGCAGGACGAGTGGCGGCACCAGCACTCACCCGATCGCGCGCCGGACAAGTATGTGATCTATCGCGCCATCACCTCGACAGGCCAGCTCTGTGCCCGACGCCTGAACGGCGCCGTGGTCATGGATATTGCCTGACCCTCTTTGGGGTCGCGAAAAAATTTTTTCGCGGCCCCGATTTTCCAGGAAGGCTGACCATGACCAAGAAGATCCAGTACTGCACCTGCAAGGTCAATCTCGCGGGGCAGAATTGCCACACCGTGATCTACAACGAATTCAACCCGGTGACGTGGCCGGAGATCCAAGTGCTGATGCAGTTGCATGGCGAAGAGAACGTCATGGACATCATGCCGTGCGGCATCGGCGAGGTTTGGCCTACGGACGAGAAGAACCGGCTGACGGGCATCTACGGCCCCAAGGTTGTCGAGGCGTGCTTTCCGGGGCGGGCCTTCCGCATGGACTTCGTGATGACCGGCGAGGAAGACCTGCCGCGCTACGCGGACGGCGAGCGGGTATCCACCAAAGAGCCGAAGCCGGGCAACGGCGATGACGAAGAGGATGACGGCGGCGAGGATGAAGTGGTCAAGAACCTGGCCGCCGCGCAACTCGAGCCGATCTTCAAACCGTCGACGCGCGGACGCAAGGCTGAAGTCGCCAAGGAGGCCTGATGCCGCTAGGGGTCACACTGCTGGAGCTGCGTCGGGAGCTGCGGGCCGAAACCGGCACCAGCATGAACCCGGCGCAGGGTACGCAAGCGCAAAGCTCGCTGGACATCATCCTAGCGCGCCAGCAGCGCGAGCTGTGGGACGCCTATAACTGGCAGCACCTCAAGCTGTGGCTGGACATGGGGCTGACCGCCGGCCAGACCACCTACGACTTCCCCGAGATCATGCTGTTCGACCAGGTGCAAAACCTGTACGTCGCGTCCAGCATGAACTCGGACTGGAAGCGGCTGACATACGGCATCGATCCCTGGATGATCAAGCCCTCCGGCGTTGGCCTCGGCACGCCGGCGCGCTGGCGCAATGTGGTCGGCATGGATCTTACCGTCAGCCCGCCGATCACCAAGACCGACGGCCAGTTCGAACTGATCCCGGCACCGTCGACCGATGACATGTTGCTGCGCTTTGAGGGCATGGCGCCGCTCAATCGCCTGGTCAACGACACCGACAAATGCGTGATCGACTCCAAGGCGATCGTGCTGTTCGCGGCCGCCGAGGTGATGGCGACCCAGAAGAACGAAGCCGCACCGATGAAGCTCACCAAGGCGCAGAACTACCTGCGGCGTCTGCTCGCCGACCAGGGCGCGGACAAGCGCGCGAACTACAACATGGGAGGCAACCACCGCGGCGGCAACGACCCGGACAGAAGCCGCCGCGCTGTGCCATACATCGACTACATCCCCGGCTGATGGAGGTAGTCGTTGCCATATTTTACCATAACGGACTTCGCAGCCGGGCTGGATATTCGTCGCTCTGAACTGACCGCGCCAGCCGGCACGCTGCGCAGCATGATCAACTGCCACATCACGCCGGGCGGCGAGATCGAAAAGCGCATGGCGTTCGTGCCGTTCTGGGAATGCGCGCCGGAAAGCCGCGGCCTGGTCCAGGTCAACCAGAAGCTCTACACGTTTGGCCCCAACGGCCCCTACAAGACCGAGCCGCCATCCGGCTTGTGGTCGATCGGCGTACTCGGCCAGGCCACGCCCACGATCTACGAGATCATCGACTTCGACATCTTTGACGACAAAGTGTTCACCATCCTGTGGAAGGATAACGTCGGCAACATCGGCCGCTACTTCGACGGCCAGGTTGTTGCTACCGCCAACGGCTTCTACTGCAAGACCTACAAGACCAAGATGTACGCGGTGGGCGGCAACGTGCTGCACTTCTCGGCCACCGGCAACCCGGCGATGTGGTATCAGCCGCCGCCGAACACGGTGCAGGACGGCTCGGGCTTCATCGATCTGTCGCTCGGCGATTCCGACATGACCGACGGCATCGCGCTGGAGGTCTACTACGACAAGCTCGCGATCATGAGCAAGACCGCCACGCAGCTGTGGGTGATGGACCCGCTGCCGGAGAAGAACCAGTACGTTCAGACCTTGCGGCAAGCCGGCACCATGGCCTGGCGCAGCGTGCTGCAATACGGCTCCGGCGACGTGATGTATGTTTCGGCCTCCGGCATCCGCTCATTGCGCGCCAGGAACTCGTCACTGGCGGCCGCGGTGTCCGACATCGGCTCGCCGCTCGATCCTGTGATCCAGGATCTGTTTCGCTACATGGGCGAGGACTGGATGAGCGGCATCATCGCGCTGCTGCAGCCGGTGACCGGGCGGTTCTGGATCATCTTCCCCGATCGCATCTACATCCTCTCTGCCTTCCCCGGCCCCAAGATCACCGCCTGGTCCGAGTACGACCCCGGCTTCACCATCACCGCCGCCGCCATCCACGATAACCGCGTGGTGGTGCGCGACACCGCGAACATCGTCTACGCCTATGGCGGCATCTCGGACGAGGGGCCGGTCTACGACGACTGCTATGTCGAGCTGGTGTTTCCGTTTCACGCCGGCGAGAACGTCGCCACCTTCAAAACCTTCACAGGGTTGGACGCCACCTGCACCGGCCTGCCGTGGGAGGTGTCCTGCGCCTTCAACATCGAAGACCCCTACAGCGAGGACTATGTCGGCCTGTTCGACGGCTCCTCGTTCCTGCAGGGTCGCTTTCCCATCGTTGGCCACTCCACGCACATGTCGTTGCGGCTGCGCTCCAACCCGCTCGGCACGCCGGCGGCGGAACGCCAGCCAGGGCCGCAGATCCTCTCCAACATGGTGGTTCACTACCAGGTATCGGAGAGCGGATGAGCATCGACATCGCCAACGCCGATCGCGGCATGATCCACGCGGTGCTGGATAATCTTCGCGTGGACGACTGGACCGAGATGATGGCGTCCGGTGTCGATTTCAGCACGCTGCCGGCGGTCATCATGCGGCACAAGGTGTTCGCGTTCTGTGCGTTCGATTACGAGGATGGCCCGATCGCGATCTGGGGCCTGGTGACGCGCAGGCCCGGCGTCGGTGCCGGCTTCGCCTTCGGCACTGATCAGTGGCACCGGGCCGTGATACCCATGCTGCGCCAGATCCGGGGCTTCGTGCTGCCTTTCCTGGTCGAAAACGGCTACCATCGGGTCGAGGCCGCGGCACTGGCGCGGCGTGACGACGTCCGGCGCTTCATGGAATTGATCGGCGCAGAGCCAGAGGGGCTGCTGCGGGGCTACGGTACAGGCGGCCAGGATTTCACGGCTTACAGGTGGCTTAAAGATGAACATGGCAGTGCAAGTGCCAACCGTCAGACGCAGAACGACAGCCACACCGCACATTAACCTGCGGCTGGCCGAGGTCGGCGACGTCGAAAAGATCGTGCCGTTCCTGGCCGACTTCTTCGCGCGCTCCTGCTGGGCCAGGGATCTTAAGTTCCACCCTGCGAAGGCGCAGCGGTATCTGTTCGGCGCGATCGGCTCCGGCTACGCGCCTTACGTTATTGCGATGGACGGTGACGAGCTGGTCGGCCTGTGCAGCTACCACACCTTCGACGTCTTCACCGACCCGATCGCGGTGATGGATGAAACCTATGTGGTCAAGAAATATCACCGCACCGACCTCGGCCGGCGGCTGGTGTCGCTGGTGCTGACGCTGGCCAAGAGCGAGGGCTGCAAGGTGATGAACTTCCCGATCGCCTCCGGCATGCCGGAGCAGAACTCGCTGATGAACATGATCGGCCGGCACTTCGGTGCCGACTATGTCGGCACCGTTTTCAGGAAGGTGCTGTGATGGGTGGCAAGGGGGGCGGCGGTGGTGGCGTGATGACCGTGGACCAGGTGGTCGCCGACCCGGTTCTCTCGCAGCAAAAGCGTGACGAGATCAACGCGATGGAGAAAAACGACCCGGACTACTTCGCCGGGACTTACGGGCCGAACGGTAACTACCGTGAAACCTACATGAAGCTGTTCCCTGAGCAACCGGCAGCGCCGGCAGCGGCGGCGGCGGAAACACCAAAGGCGGAAGAGCCGATCGTGACGACGCCGGACCCGACGCCAACGCCAGATCCGACACCAACGCCAGACCCGACGCCTACCCCGACGCCGACAGATCCGGGTGGTGCCCCGAGCGGGGATGTGCTCGGTGGTTCGATCCTGAATCCGCCGAAGTACTGGGTCGGCGGCATCGACAGCTACAAAAAGGGGCCGTCGACCAAATCATCTTCTCTAACCACGACGCAGACGTGAGGACCGATCATGGGCGGTAAAGGTGGCGGCGGCAACGACGAGCCTGGCTGGATGCCGATCTGGCGCGCAGAGCAGGAAAAGCAGGCCAAGGCGAAAGCCGACCAGGACGCCATCGACGCGGCCAACAAGGCTGCGGCCGACCGGGCGGCCAAGGAGCAGGCCGCCGCCGACAAGGCCGCTGCGGCCGCCGCCGACAAGGCGGCCAAGGACGCCGAGAAGTCGGCCTCGGACAAAGCTGCCGCGGACAAGGCGGCCGCCGACAAGCTGGCCCTGGAGACACCGATTGGTCCTGCCATCCAGGCCGGCGGCGCCATCACCCAGCCGACGGCAAGCGGCAACCCGGCCGTACCCGGCACCGGCGCCGGTGACACGCTCGGCGGCGCGGTGCTTGATCCGCCGAAATACTGGGTCGGCGGCGCCGACAGCTTCCGGTCACCTTCGACGCGCAAATCGTCGCTAAGAACAACTTTGTGAGGATACGAGCATGGGCGGAAAAGGTGGCGGTGGTGGCGAGCCTGGCTGGATGCCGGTCTGGCGCGCAGAGCAGGACCGGCTAGCCAAGGAAAAGGAAGCCGCGGACGCGGCGGCCGCGACGGCGAAGGCTGCGCAGGACAAGGCGGACAGGGAGGCGGCCGATGCGGCGTCAGCCGCTGATGCTGCGTCGAAGAAGAAAGCCTCGGACGACGCGGCGGCGGCAACCAAGAAGGCGGCAGACGACGCCGCGATCGCGGCGGCGCCGAAAGCGACAACCAACCTGGCTACGCCGGACACGCCATCCGTTACGGGGACGCCGGCGGCACCTGTGACGCCGGAAGCGCCCGCGGCCGCGATCGGCACGCCGATCGAAACCGGCGCGCCGCTCGGCACCACGCCGGCGGTAGAAACCGGCGATCTCCTCGGCGGCGCGGTGTTGAAGCCGCCGAAGTACTGGGTCGGCGGCCTCGACGCCCAGACCAGCGAAGCCCAGACCGGGCGCAGCCACGGCGCGCTGAAAACGACACAGACGTAGGAGCGATGGCATGGGCGGCAAGGGCGGCGGCGGCGGCAACTACTATCAGCAGCCGGCTGATACATCAGGCTACGGCACGCCCGAGGAAGCGAAGATCACGCTTGCCAAGGAAAAGCCGATCGACATGTCGGAGTACCAGCAGACCATCAACGTCAAGAAGGCGGCGGCCGATGCCACCGCCAAGGAGCAATTGGCCAAGTCGGTGGCGCCGCCAACCAACATCAAGACCGACACCGGCGATGCGCTGGCCAACGCCATCATCAAACCCCCGGTATATTGGGACGAGCAGGAAAAGAAAGCCGCCGCGACACCGCGCCTGCTGACCCCGCCGCCTGGCGTACAAGCTTAAAAGGAGGTCGCCATGGGTG